CCTGCAAGGTCGAGCCATAACTGGGTATTCTTGAAGTTCGTTGACTCTGTATCTGAACCTACATATTGATAGGTCTTCCAAGAGTTCTTTGCTATTGCAAATGTGATTTGCATACCAACGGATGAGAAACCTTTGTTATAGGTTGCGGTAATTGCGGTTTCGAGGTCATAATAACCCGAAATAGGTTGCTCGTTGGTCACGTTATAGCAGTTTCCGACCGTTGCGCTACCGCTTCCAAACTTAGACCAAGTTTCTGCATCCGTGAAATCAGCCTTATTATTACCGTTCCATTGGTAGGTTTCCATCTTGCCATCCGTGCCGAGGAATGTGATAACAACTCCTTGCGTTTTGTATTCTTTCGCTTCATCGTTGGCATAGAGCAATCCCAACACAACATCGAGAGACATTGCATTGTAATTGTCAAGCAACTTGTTAGCGTTGTAGAACTGACGAGGATAGACGGCTTCCTTGATTTTGTCATCAACCTCTGATGAGTCTGTTCCTGCAATAATAAGGTCGTTTAACTCATTATCCCATATATAGAGTTTGCCGTTACATATATAGGCTTTGTCCTTACGGATTTCCACACGAGAGTTATTTGGGAAGAATAAATCTGCATTTGGCTCTACCGCCCAATTATTATAATACTTTCCGTCCACCTTGTACGCAAAGACCTTACTATAACGTACAAAGATGACCTCTCCAACCGTAGAACCTCCATACGATGCCAACATGATGGATGCCCTATCCACGAAACCATCAAATCGGGCGGTACTTCCCTCACTTGCAAATGTTTTTGCCTTTTCTGCAAGTTCGGTTGCAGTTTGGGCTCTACCCGAAGCATCAGTTGAAAGAGACTTGGCATTCTCTGCCGTTGTCTTTGCATCATTTGCGATTGATGTGGCGATTGCCGCCTCCGACTTTGCGCTATTGGCAGTCGATACGGCTTGATTTACTTTCGGTGTAATACCGTCAAGTATCTCACCCAAAGGAACTTTCACACTCTCATTGCTGGCATTGACTCCGAGCGTGTAGAGACCTTTGGTAGATGAACTTTCGGGCAATTCCGATACTCTTTTCTTTTGGTCTGCCATATTACTTAATTTTGATTATTGAAATATATCTTTGAGTCATCATCCTCTGTGACGATGTACTCACCATTCTCTGATATGAGCATTACGAGATGTCCCTTTGGTCTTATCCTTATTCGGGATGGATTAGCCGTGTCTTCCGTGATAATCCAATCGAAATCCTCAGTAGCGAGTAACAGATATGAGCCAACAGGACGGCATGATATGAATGTCAGCGTAAGAGTGAAGTCGCACCATATATGCCCATTGTGCAATATCTTGAATGTGTTGACCGTGTTACTCTTATAGTAGCATTCATATTCATTACCAAGGGCGGCGAAGTAGAAAGACCGTGCTTCTGGTTGTAGAACAACGGAAAACAGACTATTCCATCTCCTCCAAAACTCATCTATTGTTTCGGCATTGATGAGTATCTTGACCGCTACATCCTTTGTCTTGAAACTCACGTTGTCACCATCATAGACAACTCCTGCAAGGGTAGAAGTGTCTATTGTTAGGTTTGAACGTACATTCGGGGCTTTGCGTATGGCTGCATCTGTACCATTTAATACATAAGAACCAAATTGAGAGAAATCTATACCATCCAACTCATACCCATTTTGACAAATGCCCGATTTCCCATACACATAATGATTTTCTGTCGGTATGGTAGGGAAGTCATCGGCAAAGGATAGGGTCATCTTTCCGAGCCTTACAAACTGAGAGAATGAGCCATTTGAAACCATCCTCAGTTTATATGTTTTCCTTATCTCCCGAAACTCAAACGTATGGTATGAGCCTGTTGATAACTCATCAAACAAATCCTCCGCATAGTTGATGTTTGCGATACAGAAATTTATAGAGAAAGTCTTGGCGTCAAGCACAGGAGCGGACAAATCAATCTCGATACCGTCAAACTCATCCCATTCGGTAGTGTCGAGTTTCTTGAACGCAGGGAATTGGATGAGAGATTTATATCCCCCATCTTCCACGAATAAACCGTATTCGAGAAACGCATCACGGTTATCTATGAAAAGTCTTCCCTCTGCTCCCATTATGCCAATACTTTAGCGTGGTCGTTCTGAATGTAACTGATATGAGATTTCTTGTCTCCCTCAACTCGTACAATGGCAAAACCACTCGCAATGACCGATACGGATGCACCGTGCATGAGATATATGCTATTGTTCTGGAGCTTTGCACATTTGATGGTGGCTTTTGTGTTTCCCACAAGAAATGCTCTTTGTGGGTCTGAGAGTTCTATATCACCACAATCAATGTAAACACCGTATTGTTTCACCTCTTCCTTGTCGAATTGTCTGAATACATCGAGAGTGGGGAAGCGAAGTTTCAAGCAGAACTCTATACCTTGTGGAGTGAACAACTCATCCACGATTTCCTTAACGGTCTTAGCCTCAGAGAATGCGCTGCACGCTCCGAGAGCTTTTCCGTCTTGGTAAATTTCTTTCAAAAGATTTTCTTTATCCATAATCTTTATGTCTTTAATTTGATACCCCTTGATGATATGTCATCGACCGTATCTCTTAGGGTCTTGATGTTCTTTCCCATCGTATCGAGCTTGTCATTTGTCGATGCGGTATTCTTTTCGATACCGCTCAACTTTTCAAGCATCGCATTACTTGTTTGGTTCAACTCATTCATGCCTTGTACGAGGGTGTATGTATGCCCTTGGATGGTTGTTAGGCGAGCATTATTCTCATCAACGCTCTCTTGTGAAGCCGTAGCAATACCTTTGCTCGTTCCCTCTCTTGTAGCATCGCCCAATATGATACTTTTCAGTTCATCGGGCAAACTCTCCATACCCTCACTAAATCCTGTAACGAGAGCATTGAGTTCCGCAGCAAAATCGGTCATACTATCCTGCACGGCATTGAACCCCTTGAAGTTTCCATCTGTACCAAACCATTTAGTTTTGTACTTATTGAATATCTCACCGATTGGCTTCTCCAAAAGTTCCTGCACCATCATCTTTTTCAAGATGTCTGATACTATCTCGTTGACCTTATCGCCCCATGCTTGGGCGGCATCCTCACCACTCTTGAAAGCATCCCAAAAGGCATCTCCAAGGGTTGAAGCCAAATCCTCAGCGGTATATCCGATGATGTCTTCCATCATCTCGTTTATGATGGTTGCCATCTCCTCCGCTAACTCTTCGATTTGGTTCTTCCAATCTTGAATTTTGCCATTATCCTTTTTCTTCTTGGAAGACTCCTTATCAATTTGTTGTTGGATGAGGATTTGTTGCTCAGCAAGGTTTTTGAGTTGACTTCTGGCATTCTCATACTTTTCACTGCCGAGAGCCTTGTCTGCGGTATAAGAAACCTTTGCATAGGCATCCGCAATCTTTTCGACCGACTTCTCAAACACCTCATTCTTATAGGTGAGGTTCATCACCGCCCTGCCCCAAAAGTTACCGTATCTTTCGGTTACTTGGTGTAAGTTCTTGACTTCCTCATAAGTATCGTTATAGATGTTTCTGAGGTTATCAACCGCCTTACCTACCTTATTCTGCAATCGAACGGTGTCAGCGTTATCAAGTTCCCATTGAAGTTGGTCGATGCGTTCCTGCAACTTCTCAATCTCCTTTTGTTTCTCATCATCATTATTGAAAAGATTGGCGATTGCCGTTGCAACTTGCAGAGCTGCCGAAATGACTGCGAGGATGACGGATGCTTTCTCAATGGTCGATATTGCCGTTGCTCCTGTTGCCGCTGCTGCGGTCGCACCCGATGCGGCATTTTGCACGGTTTGCTCAACGCCCGATGCTACGTTCTTGCCAACATCACCGATGGCATTGATGACCGTCTCAGTAGCATCAAGCACCTCTCCTGTAAAGTCGATGGCTTTCTTGATACTATTACTAACATCCGAACCAAAGGCATCTGCAAGGTTTGCAGCCTTACCGCCCACATCCTTAACCACATTACCCACGTTCTTTAACTGGGTAGAGAAATTATTGTAAGCAGATGTTATATTGTTTCGAGCCGTGAGGGTTCTTTGCTCTGCCTTGTTGTTTTTCTCTTGTGCCTTTGCAAGTTCATTGGTGGCATTTTTCAATTTCTCGTTAGCATCTGTCAGTTCTTGACTATCCTCTGCAAGTTTACCATCTTCTATTTGCTGAATTACCTCGTTCTTTTCTTTCAGAGCATCATTGTAAGACTGCTGCGAGATATTGAGTTCATCCTGTGCCGTTTTCCATTCGCTCAGAGCGTTTATATACTCAGCCTTGGATGCAGATATATCCTTGATGGATTTATGCAACGAAACGAAAGGATTGCGTGAAGCAATGGCATCTTCCATCTTGGTAATGGCTTCTTGATATGTCTTGATTTCCTCAACTCCCATATCCTTAGAATTGAGTTTGAAGTAACCTTTGACCTTATCAAGTGTATATTGGAGAGACGAAAGGGATTGATTATCGAGATTGCCGAAAACATCATCCCAATTTATTTGCATCTTGAACTGCTCACTATTCAATTTTGCAAATTCCTCATCCATTTGTTTGTAGGCGGCATCCTTGAAATCATCTGGTATGGTATTGATATTCTCCATCCATTGCCTTGTAAGCAGTTCGGTCTTTTGCTCCATCGTACCGTATTGCTCAATCATTGAGTCCATGTATTTTTGGCGGATTTCTTGTCTCGCCTTTTCTCCATTTTCCTCAATCTGATTGAGCATATCTTGATTGAGTTTTGCGTTTTGTTGGTCTGATAACAAATCCTTTGCGTAATCATTAACAGATTTCTTTCCTGCATCACTCTCAAACCATCCATTTTCAGTAGCACCCTTTTTTGACATATAAGCCTTGTGATAGGCTTCTTTCTGTGCCGCTGCAAGTTCAAGGATTTTTTTGTTCCATTCCTCTTTTTTACGTTGGGTATCGACATTTATCTGATTGAGTTCCTTGACCATTCCATCCTTTTGAGAGGAAATGATGAGGTCTGTAATGTCATCATTTGCATCTTTGAAAAACTTTTTGACGGTTTCCTTATAATCATTGATGGCATCTTTGGCGGTTCTTGCTGCCGCTTTTGGGTCAAATGTACTTCCCGAACTTTTATCCTTTTTGGTGGTTTTGGTATCAACATGAGGATTGAAGTCAAATTTATCTCTGAGTGCTTGGGCTTCTTTCATCTTGGATTTATACATATCCTCCAATTTGTTAGCCTCTGCCTCTGCTTCATCCACCATTCTTTGACCATACCTTTCATCTCCTGCTTTTGTACGATACCAACGATTATACACTCCTGCCTTTTTCTTTTCTTTCACCTCTTGAAGTGTAACAAAGGCTTCTGTGTATTTATTGAGATATGCCTGTGCTTCCGCTTCTTTCATCAGCATTTTACAATATGCTTCACCTTTCTTGGCGAGAGCATCTTTCCATTGTGCAAGAGTGTTGTATTTGCCGATGGAGTCTTTGTATTTGTTATTGAGTTCTTCGACAAGTGCCTTCTCTTGTTTCTTTGTACCTTTGAATGTCTCAATACGTTTCGTATAGTTGGAAATCTCTGCCGATGCTTTGGCATAGGTCTTTTGGCTATCTTCGAGTATTTTGTTTTGTTCCTCAACTGCCTTTTCTGCTTCCTCTGCCTTACTGACAAAATGGGAGATAACTCCAATAAGCACACCGATGGCTGCTGCAATCCATCCAAATACAGGAATGGACTTGATGGCTGCACCCACCATTCGGAATGCTCCTGCAAGGCTTATGTTTGCAATCGTTCCTGCCGTGGCTGCTGCCGTGTTCGCTCCTTGCCCTACGGTATTTGTTGCGGTTGCGACCGTTCCTGCTGCCGTGGCTGCATTGTTGGCAATCTGGGCTTCTGTGTCTGCCGTTGTGGCGGTGGCATGGGCGGTGGTGGCGGTCGTATCTGCCACGGTTGCAGCCGCATCCTCAACCTCCTCACCGATACCAACCGCTAATAAGGAGTTCCACCATTCTTTGAGTCCATTGAGGGTAACGAGGGAAAAAGCACTATCCTTATTGAGTGTCTGCTGAACTTGCTGTAATCCCATAGTGATAGCCATGAGGGATTGGAGTTTGGTCATCACCTTATTCAACTCCTCATTTTCACCCACAAAGAGAGACATTGCGCCCTGTACTGCCGTGAAACCTCCTGCCAAACCATTCAATCCAGAGATGACACCTGCAATCTTCGCTTCATCGTTGGAGAATATACTTCCTTGGGTCTGTATATCGCCCTTTATGTCTTGGAGATTACCGAGTTCCACCGCCATATTCTTGTATTCTTCGGTTTGGTCTCCGAACTGCATACGGTAGTCTGCCATCTCTGCCTTTAACTCCTTGATACGTTGACGAAGAGAAACGTGTTTGTTTGCGTTTTCCTGCAATGCTGCCGCCTCTTTCTTCAAGTTATCCTCAACTTTCAGAAGTTCATCGGCTTGTTCTGCTGCTGCCTTGACAACTCGCTTTCTTTCGTTGATTACCGCCTTGATAGCCTTTTGTTGCTCTTGGAGTTGGGCAAACTCCTTATCGCCCTCTGCCGTTCCTTTCTTGTAGGCATCAGATGCAAGTTGACCAAGACGATTGAACTCTGCTTCAAGTTCCTTGATTGCGGTCTTGTTTAGGTCTGTAATCCTATCTATCTCCGCATAGGCTTGGTCGATGGTATCAAGCGATTGCGAAGCATTTGTAACGACATCAATGTTAAGGGTAGGCACATTAGTAAGAAGTTGGGAAATCTTGGATGTTTCCTGCTCAACGGAATTACCAAGTTCGCCCACCTTACTCTCAATGGCATCCACACCCTCATCAAATCCTGTTGTGTCGATGACCGTGCCAAAACTTAACTTTCCACTATCTACCATGTTACACTACCCTCAGTAAATTTATCGAAATTATCTGGATTGCAAGCATCCAAACTATCATCAAACAATGGCTTGTCATCCTCATCAGACTTGTCATGCGGCATAGGAACAACACGACTATACATCAAAGCGTTTTGATAACTTATATCATATAGAGCGTATTGAGCATCAACACCGAATATCCTTGCAATTCCGAGGACGGTTGCCCATATACTATCATTTAAGGCTGTTCCACTTCCTTTGTCGGTTTCAGAATGTTTGCCTCGCTTAGGGAAGTGGTAATAGCGAAAAAACTACTTACCTCCATGTCTTTGAGTCTTTGGATGATTACATCAAACAAGACCGTAGGACGGACATTCTGCAAAATGATTTCTGCGAGTTCATCCTTTGTAGGTACATACTCATACCCAAAGAAATGACGGATGCGGTAAAAACGAGGTTTCTTCTCACTTCTCTTGCATTCCTTTGCTCCGAGGATGAGGATTGCAGCCATCTCACCCAAAGCCTTGAAATCCTTTGCATGATGTAAGACGGAATAAACAATCTGCTTGTTATCCACTTTCTTCACGATGGGGAGACCTGCGACAATCTCAGAAACAAGAATGAGCGTGGCGATAGATGGGGGAGCAATGTCATATTGCTTTCCGTCTATATTCAAAGTGCCAACTTTCTTTTCGAGAATGGCATCTGCAACCTTTCTTTCTATGTAATTTTGTTCCATCTTATTCTATAAAATATTAGTTACGGTGGTAGGACTCGAACCTACGACCTCCACGTTATGAGCGTGGCGAGCTGCCATCTGCTCCACACCATGATAAATGCAGTTCTCTCCTCCCGAACTGCAAAGGGGTGTCTATTCCACACGTCAGTTATCAGAAACAATCTTCTACCATACGAAAAGAAAACATTAACTCTTATACGGTAGCCCAATCGTCAGCCTTAACTCTGAACTTCTTATAAAGTTCACCATCTGAACACAAGAGGATTTTGAATGTCAAATCAACATACGAACCCTCCTCCTCAGAAGAGCCTGGTCTAAACGATACATGGGTACGGCGTGCCTTGATACCGATTGCACCGATATTCTTAGGAGTGACCTTTACGGCAAAGTCCTTGCCTACGACATTAGATTTCACGGTCAGCTCATCTCCATCAGAGGAAATTTCTGCACCTGTGAACATCTTTTCCTTGTCGAAATCCATCTCCTTTACTCTGGTGGTAATGGTAACGGTAGGCTCGCCCTCTTCCTCTGCCACTACGACACCGCCCGATGCGGTAGCGGTCAGAGTCTCGCCATCCTCTGTTGCAAGTGTCGTGGACTTGTCATTGATAGTTCCTACACTCGTTAGGGATGATGGCATCGCTTCATCGTCTGGCGTCTCTGCAACCTCTACCTTGCACTTAGACCACGACATGACGATTTTCTTTTTGCTTGTGCCTTGTACTGCCATAATTAAAATGTTATACGGTTAAACTTAATTCTTACTTTAATCTCGTGCTGCTCTATCTCTTCGGATTTGATGGTGTATGGAGATAGTTCTGTTTCCATCAGATACTCCGTATTGTCATTGTTCTCGATGAAATCCAATATAAGTACCTGCAACTCTGCGATACGTGGGCTATTCTTGACCTTACGACCATCCTTATTTGTAATGTCTGGTACATATACATCAAGTATCACCGTGCCTGTTTGGACTTGCCCATCAACTCCTGTATAAAACTTGACGATTAAATCCTCTGTCTTTGCATCGGCTGGGCGCATTTCGTCACGATAGACTTTGCCCTTGATAGCCTTGCCAAGTGGACTCTTATTCACGAAAGAATAGAAGTCACGCTCGATTTGTTGTTCTGTCTTTGTTGCCATAACTTACTTTGCTATTCCATCCAATAACTCATTAACCAATTTCTCAGTTATTTGCTCTGCTGAGTGAAGTACATCCAAATCTTTATGATACTCCACATATGCGGCATATTCCATTCCTGCGCAAAGAATGAGGGTAATACCCCAAGGAAACTTTGCTTTGAGTTTATCCAAGAAAGCCAATCCGTCTTGAATACCTTTGTCTCCATTTCCTTTCTTTCCGTTTGTAGGCTGAAAACCGCCTTGACTCATAACTTTCCCATCATACAAAATCACATATCCGATGGAAGAACGCAAATTTCCTGTAATGTCGTTGTATCTACCGCTATCCCTTGCGGTCTTCACGGCTTCCTCACCAATTTGCCCGAAACGGAAAATGATGAAGTCTGATATTTGGGTCATCGTTGTCTGCAAATTCTTTTTGAGAGTTCTCATGTTGGTCTTGCTGACTATGATACCCTTATATTTGCCGTGATATTCTGTAACGGTCTTTCCCATGACTATACAAGTATTTGCGTTCTGTTTTGGCTTTCGATATTCTCAGCGTTCATCACTCCATACTCTCCAAGGTCTTCACCCTGCCTTTCAAGTCTCACACGGTTAAATGAGAGATTATCCATTTGCTCAGTAAGAATGGTGAAAGATGCTTGACGGAACTCTCCATCCTCATACTTCCCCCTTCTGTTGTCGCTATTGGTCTTGATATGGCATGGTATTGGCTCACTCCATAAAGAAGTGGACTCAACCAACTCACCGAACTCGTTTTCAGTCGATGTGCCTTGTGTCATATATTGAAAATGTCCGTTGTATCTCATACTTACCAAAGATTAGAGCCATCCTCTACTACTCTCGAATATTCCGATAATTCCTCATCCGCATCGAGACCATAATAACCACACCAATAGATGATACTATTCTTAATGGCATCCTCGCTCATTACGGAAGTGGAAACACCATTCTCAGAGCGGCTGCTTTCCACATACCCCATAACAAGGCGAAGTGCCGCCCGAAAGATTTGAGGGTCTTTCGGGGTGGCTTCTGCCTTGGCTTCGATGCCATCATTGAAGAGTGAAAACTCTATTGTAGAATTATCGGGAAAGAATGTGCTGCACATGGCATTGCACAAACTTCTCGTTGCGTTCAAGTTATCCACGACTTACTGCTGAGTTTTGAGGGTGTAAATACCATTCATCTCAGTAATAACAGGGAGAGAGAGACTTTCAGCCTTGGTGAACTCTACACCATTGCTGCCTTGTGTCTCGCCAACACCCCACTGAGATACACGAATACGACCATAGTTAGAGTATGCGACTCCCTGCTCTGGTTTCAACTCATTGTTACTCCAAGCATTCTTAACGAGTCCGAGTTTGCCATCTGGTATAAATACCATGTTCTTCTCGTTCCAAGGAGTATAAGGGATTTTTTGTTTGCCCTTTTGGATGCGAACCTGTCTGCGGATAGGTTCAAAAATAGGGTAACTATTTTCCTCCATGTAAGCGTTGATGTCTTTGAGCTGAACCATCTTTGAGGATTTGTCAGTACCCCAAATCATCTGCTTCATCTTCTTGGAACGACACATATAGGAGATACGAGATGGAGCGCAAAGCACCTTGGAGAAAGTAACCTTGTCCTGTGCCGCATCAATGATGGCTTGAATATCCTCAAAGCAATCCACGGTCTCGATATTGCTGTCATTCCATTCTGTTTTGGATGATGCAATGTTCTCCGCAGGTTGGTTGAAGTCGATAGTACCTCGAACACCGCCCTCTGGGTTGATGTTGTCATCAATCTCCACCTTACCCTCATTTGAGAGTGGGCGCAAGAAGAGAATGTCGAGTTTAGCGAGAACCGCATTAACCACGGTCGTAACATCACCCCACATAAGTTTGATGAGCTGCTCATTCTTTGCACTATCTGGAAGAGATTTAGAGTCCAAAATCTGCAAAATCTTTCGATAGTTCTGAATGGTCATAGGGAGAGTGAGAGCGTGGTTAAGGATGCGCTCCTTAACGGTCTCCAATCCCTCAGAGCCGAGGATGGCTTCCTTAGACTCATCTCCGATGGTAGGTGCTGCCACCGTGATATTGTATTTGCCGATAATCTCCTCGAAGTCGAGACCGATAGTAGGAACGTCCCAATCGAGATACTTCTCAAAGATGACGTTATCAAACAATCTCTTGTGAAGTTCGGAAGCCTTATCGAAGCGAATTTGCACGTTTCGTGTCAATTCGCCAAAAAGTGAACTAAATAAAAATTGTGGCATTGTCTTTACTGCTTAATGAATATAATATTCGGGTTAGACTTCAAGCTACCGCAACCACCGCCCCAATCATTGAGCCATTCGGTAGGAATTGGATTGCTTGTGTTTTCAGAGAGTACCACACAATCATAAGCAACATCGAGGGTAGGGAGACCCTTGCCATCGAACTGCTTGACCGCACCGAGTACCATGTTAGGCACATAGAGAGGTGAAGCATCACCACTTTCTACCGCCTTTGACTCAACGATAATATCATCCTCTGCAAGTCCTGTATAGGCTTTGTCGAGAGTAATCTCATCGTACTCAGTGTTTGATGTGTCAATACTCTTGATGGATGGGGTTGCCTTTCCATCCCCAAACTTGGTGATAACATCACCCACAACGAAATAATGCCCCTTGTTGACACGTGGTTTCGTTGTCGTGCCTCCCTTGATTACTTTTGCGGTCTTGACTACGGCTGCGGTCAAACCATCCTTGTAATCCACATGGATGAGGGTTGCACGTTGCAGAACCGTACCGATTGGGAATGTCTGCAATGGCTTGAAACCGCCTGGCAGTATCTTCGCCTCACCTCTCCAAATTTCGGGAGAATGACCGCTGATAACGGTCTTTTTGAAATCAATAGCCATGTCGATTTTAATTTAACGAGTGAATAATGATGGAGCAATTAAGCATCTGGCAAGGACTTAGCCCAAGCGTCAGCTGCCGCCTTCATGGCTTCCTCCTTAGTACCTTTCTCGTTTGCCTGCTCCTTTGGCACGAGATTGTTAGAGACTAATTCCTGCTTGTATTCCTCCAACTCTTTATCAATGTCTGCATCATCCGCAAATGATACTCTCTTCATCAAATAGTCTGGAATACCAAGTTTCTTAGCCTTTTCAGAGATAAGGGATGCTCGCTCGTTGGCTTTCTCCTTTGCTTTGAGGGCAGCATTCTCAGTTTCGAGTGCTTCCATCTTTTCTTTATAAGGAGCGAACCACTTAGGGGCTTTCTCATCATTACCCTCATCATCGCCCTCATCATCGGATGGCTTGACTGATGGCTTTTTCTTCGATGTCTTTCTTGTGATTTCACCTTGCATAGCCTTGGCGAAAGGAACAAGCAAATCCACCGCTTTCTCGATGTCCTCATCTGTTGCATCCTCTGTGAGGTCTTTCGAGCCGAGTTCCACCAACTCATCAAGAGCCTTATCGGTGAGTCCGTAACTCTTGCACTTCACAGATAATGCGGTCAAAAATTTCTTCTTCATATTGTAAATGTTTTATGTAAATCTAATTCATCGGCTACAAAGATAGCGCAAAAAATTCAAAAACGTGCGCAATAGGCACTATTTTAGCAAAAATAAACATATCTGATTATTAGTGAATTACGAATATCGCAAGCATTTTTGGCTTTTGATTAACGCTTTTTAAGCAAGAAAATATTGCCAATATTAAATATATTCTATATCTTTGCAGCATAAAAGAGAGCCTAACAAGCACTCATAAAGAAAATATTAACAATTAAAACATATATCGCCATGTTACAAAAAGAGTTTGAAGAAAGAGTTGGAATGAAAGTTACACCATCCGAGTATGGAGTTATCGAGACATTATATAATGATAGTGACCTCGAAAAAGATGAGTTCTGTGCAAAATGGAAAAAGAACGACCGCATGGAGATGGGGGAACTTAACGCAAATACAATATCAACCCTCAACAAGCGTATCTTTGCCAAGGATGAAGAAATAAAGAGACAAAGACAACTTATAGAGGATGCCGCAAAATTCCTCGTGGATATTGCATACTGTGTAAGCGATGCTGATGAAATCTACAAGCAAGCCGTTAAGCTGATTGGCAGAAATAATGCAATCATCTATAAAATGGATAAGGACTACTCTCTTACAGATGATGACAAGAGCCTTATCAAATCAGAAATTCAATAAAAGGTAATGGGCGGACTAACCACCGCCAACAATTCAACGCAATTATGAAAACGTATTCAGTAAGTTTCTCTGAGCCTATCGCAGTTACATATAATGGTATGCACTTCGATGAGGACAAAAGAAAGTGGGTCGATGGTGAATATACAGAAATGGAGCAACACGTAACACTCCATTCTCTTGCATCCGCAAAGAAACTCATCAAACAGAACCGAGACAAATATGTTTCATCATGTATCACTCAGACATGGAGCAATGGTGAATGGGAGAACTTGGGCGAAATCAAACTCAATGGCTCAAACAAAACATTTGTAGCCAACACAAAGCAAAAGGTAGCAAATTATTAATCAATAAAATTTCAACGCAATGGAAACAACAGGTGTAATTCAGAAAGTGAACGAACTCGTATCAGTTCTTACAGATGACCAAAAGCAACTTCTCAAAGATACCATTAATATGGGCTTTTGGGGAGATACGGATATGGAGTTCCGCAAAGATAATGATGAGGTAGAGACGGTAGGGGCTTATGGCTATTGCACAAATGATGCAAAAAAGGCTGGGCATTTCAAAGGTCGTAAGATTTCAGCGAATTTCCGTGCCATCTATAAGAAACTTTGCCCAAATGAGGGTACAGGCAAATTCCTCACTCAAATATCGGATTGGTGGGATGATGGTTCGGGCGATATGCTATTCATACGCAAGGAGTATGCCGAAATGTTTGAGGAATGGGCAAAACAGAAGTAATAATCATCGGTCTCTCATCATCCGTGGTGGGAGACCATAAACCATAAATGCGATATGAAAGCGTTTGATATGTTGAAAGCCCTGCATAGTATCGACATTCGCAAAGGAAAGGATTATATTAGAACCGCAAAGGAGAATGGGTATAGTCTGGATATTCTGCAAGGCAAATTAAAACCTAAACATTGGTATTTCGTGGATTTCCATGAAAAATTAGCCCTTGGGCATCCCGATGTTATACTTACAATGGGTAGTAACGAGAAACAATATTTTTATGAACTTGAAAAATAACTATTATGGAAAAGAACAATAAATCAAGAAGAGACCAACTCATCGAGGCGTACAAACTGACAAAAGAGGAAATTGCATACCTTGACCTCTGCCACACTGATACATGGTTCACTCACAAAGAACCTCAGATGTATATAATGACCGCACGAAGAGCCTTGACTAAATACCATTGCTCAGAATGTGGTTGCGAGATTTCAGAGAATGAGCATGAGGATTACGGTATGTGTAGCCGATGCCGTGAGTCGTTTGGAGATTAAATTATCAATATAGGCAATATTGGGCGGTTTCCTACGTTATTATTATGAATGGTTGATAAATTTATCTCCATCTTAATTTTAATGTAGGAAAAGCCTTTTAATGAATAGACACAGATGGAAACAAAAGTAATTCATTTGCACTTCAAAGATGATGGAGCGAGTATCATACATGATTGGTATTTCGGTTCACTCAAAGCCATCTATGACTCCCGAACCGTGGAAGAGATAGGAATATCATACAAGGCTCTCACAAATGCGCTACGTGGCAAGAAAGTATATGAGAACAAGAAAGTAATCATCCGCATCGGGAAACTTGAAAGAAAACCAAAACAGAACAATTAAAGATTGAGTATTATGTTAGGAGCAATTATAGGTGATATTGTAGGCTCTCGTTTCGAGTTCCACAATACATTTGATTATAACTTTGAACTATTCCATAAGGATTGTGATTTCACCGATGACACCATTTGCACGGTAGCCATTGCGGATGCCATCCTGCAACACAAGGACAATATGCCCGATGATAGGGATTTCCGTCTCTCGTTGCAGTATTGGTGTCAGAAATATCCTAATCCGATGGGAGCCTATGGCGGTAGTTTCAATAACTGGGTGCATAGTTCAAACCCTCAGCCTTATAATAGTTGGGGAAATGGGGCTGCAATGCGTGTCAGTCCGATAGGCTTGGCTTTCAATGACCCTAATATTATTGTACGAGAGGCGATGAATAGTGCAAAGGTATCGCATGACCATGTAGAGGGCTTAATCGGGGCTTCTGCCGTTGCAATGGCTATGTATGAAGCAAAAATCTTCCCTACGGCGAAGAAAGCGAAACCTTATATATCATCAATAGCAAGATGGTATTATGGGGATGACTTCAAGAAGAACCTACCAAGACAAGGAGTATTTGATGAGACTTGCAAGGGATGTGTACCTCTTGCACTATACATTATCTTGGAGAGTGACGATTTCGAGGATGCCATCCGAAAGGCTATATCCTACGGTGGGGATAGTGATACACTTGGGGCGATTGTTGGCTCTATTGCTGAACCATTATACGGAATACCTCCATACATGGAAGAAAAGGCTCTGGAGTATCTGACTCCACAAATGATAGAAGTGTATAACAAATTCAAAGAGAAATATGGGAAAAATTGAAGATTGGATTAAGTTCTGCCGTTATTATAAGGGCGAAGAAATAAACCCATTCAAAGACGGTAACAAAGCCGCCTTTTGGGATTTTGAAAGGTATTGGGTGGTTCAAACCATCAAATCGGATGGTGAGGAAAACATGAATTTGTCTGAGTACCTTAACGACTATATCCGTAATGGATTGGGAGACTTTGAAAAATTCGATGATACACCAATGGCTTTGAAAGCTATCCTTTTCAATCGCTTTGCACAAGGATTTCAATCAATGGATGCAGCCAAAGAACCTTTCAAAGACTTTTATAAACAAGAATACTACAAATGATAAAGAGAGGGCTTTTGACCCTCTCTTTTCTATTTAGGTTGTACGTATAACTGACCGATGATTTCGAGATATATAGTTTTCCCATTCTTTGAGAGAACCCTAAATTTATTACCTCTCTGACCAATCCACTCAAACTCTCCGCCAATGCCACATTTGTATGAGCCATCCCAAATACTACCCTCATAGTCATATCGCATATCGGAATTGAAATGAGAAAATGGCTCTGCAAAGATACCACAAGCACCCTTTGGAACGACTATCACCATGTTATATGATTGCGAGAAACCTTTTGATTTATGGCAAGCCGTAGAAAGGAATGCTCCATCAACAAATACATCTCCAACATCAACAGAACTTAGATATTTACCTAACTCTGGTATATAGTAATCTCCTGTTCCTCTTCTTACAATCATATTCTCTCTTGCTTTACATTTATTGAGAGCTGCCGTAATCTTAGGCATATCGTTGTTGTATTCTGATTGTGGTCTTCCTCCTGTATAATTCATATTTCGTAGAGGTTCGTTCAAATAGCAATACGACTGAGTGTATTTCGTGAGAAGAATTTTCTCCTCATCGTTCAATGATGCCCAATCGCTTGAAGCATCCTTGAATAACTTATCGTATCTTTGTTGTACCGATTGCTTGCCACTCTCAAAATCATTCACCAACTTATCTCTAACTTTGACATCGAGAGATGCAAATGTTGTTTCCTTGATACCCTTTGCAAGTTTCTTTGCATCCCTCTTGGCTTGTTCTGCAAGTCGTTTCTGGTACTCTTGGATAGCAAGAGAAACCTTTGACTTGATGGATGCAATGTCTTCCTTTGCGTTGATGGCATTCTCTGCATCTGCAAGGAAGTTGGCAACTTTAAGAGATTTCGGATGAGCCTTAGACCACGTTTTGACCGCTTGCAAGTCATTGATGGCGGTATTGACATCAATCTTATAGATGACACTTTGCAACTCTTTTTGATAAGCATCCTGTGCCACTTTCCATGTAGAGTGCTTGACTGCTCCTGCCTTGTATTTCGATGGGTCTGCCACATATTGAACTTCAAAATCGAGTTTCTTCTTTTGTTGTTCGAGTGACATTAAAGCGAACTGAGAAAGTTTCGCCTCTACCGCATCATATACCTTGTGAAGTTCCTCAGAAGAGAATTGCTTATGCCAAGTATGCACATCTGGGATGAGGTCTGAAAGGAATTTTTCATCAGCCTTGACTCCTGCAATCTGTTGTGCAACTATCTTTGTTTGCTTCTGCATCGCATCGAGATTACCATCATTGATGTATTTCTCCAAGTCTGCAAAATCAACCTCTGCATAGTCATTTGCCACTTTAAGCACATTGTTTGCAGTCTTCTTGATGAGAGCGTGTTTCTTCTGTCTCTCTGCCGCCCTCTGTTGGATTTCTGCAATATGTTCGGGAGTTCGGGCTGCATGGCGTTCCGCTGCTTTATCCAATATTGCTTGCTTCTTCCTACGTTCATCGCCCTCTGCCACTTTCTTAGCCCAATAGTCACGAAGTTCTTTCTCCCTCTCTGGTGTACGTTCCTCATGTCTCTTGGCTGCAATATCCTCAATGGATGGTGTTTGGTCAGGATTTAGTATCTTGTCTATCACCTTGGCATTGTTCTTGATGAAATAGGGTTCTGTTCCTCTCGCTTTGGATGCCGCTATCTTGTCGGCATTATCATTCACCCATTCCTTGAAATTATCGGGATAGGACTTGATTTCTCGTCCTCTGACGAGTCTTTTAAGTTCTGCCCTCCAATCCTCACCATTGAGCATCATCTTTGTAAGGTGGGCGGTTTCTTCTGGTGGGAGAGTGATAGGGGTAACATAACAGAAACATTGAGGATGCCATCCATCGAATACGAAATCCTTTGGATAGTCCCCTGCAAGTTTATCACAAATATCTTTCTTGGGATGACTACGAGACAAATTCACTCTCTGACCAAGAACAAAGTCCATTTGAGACCATCTTTCATGGTCAGCCCTACGATATGCAATATTGGTCTCTGTTCGGGTTACACGCATGGCATTCTTGGCAGAAGACTTATATACTCCTGCACCTACCTTGTAACTATCCTTATCGTAGTCTATCCATTTATATTTACCTGTTGCTTCATCCTTGACTCGTTTCTTCCATTTCCTTTGCCATTCCCCATTTTCATCTTTGTAACGAAAACGTCTGAACATCAAATCGGGGTCGTTCAGATATTGGCGAACCTTACGAGACATGGAAGCGGCTGAATTGCCCTCACCAATGGCAACGGTCATAGCCACCTCCATCTCATCTCGAAGTTGCTGAACGTTCTGCCATATCCTTTGTGAGAGGTTCAATCCCTTTTCTGCACGATTGATAAAGGATTGTTGGGCGGTCTCGTTCCTGTTAGTCCATGCCGTGAAAGTCGATGATGAAAGTACCTCTTTGCCAAAACATGATTGTACCAACTTATCGCATTCATCGTTTGCCTTATCCCATTCAAGTACAATTCCCCTCTTGATGGCAGTTGTTACGACTGAGTGAAGTTGTCTGAGTAGGGTTTCCACCTTTTTCTGCATACTCTCTTTTTGGGCATCGAAAGAATACATCTCGCCCTCATCAAGTTTAGGCATGGTTTTATTGAGTGCAAGAATGGCATTTACCGTTTTGGCAAATGCTCTTCTCACACCCTCTGCATATACCTCAGTACGTTGTATTCGTGCAAGGGTAGCCGCCTTTGAGTCATTCTTGTTTGATGAAGCCATAGGCTATTATGCTGATTTCTTTTGTTTCTTATCGTCTTTCTTCTTTGGGTCTTTGTCCTTGTCTGGGTCATCGCCCTCATCGTCATCATCATCACCTTCCCCGAATGATTGCGCCCCCATACCATCAAGACCGCCAAATATATCTTGTTGCTGTTTGAGTTTGTCTTCTTTCTCCTTGTCAAGTCTCTCAGTCTCTCTGTGAGAGTCCTTAATGAGGGGATTGAGTTCAACTCCTGTTTCAGTCGAAAGGATGCCTGCATCAATCGCCTTTGTGATATTGTCGAGGTCATCGGCAACATCATCCCCGAAAGGCTCTTGAAATTCGTGACCCACTTTCAACTCTTCGCATTGCGAGTGCAACCTCACTTCGAGAACGTTTCCGATGATGGCAGTGATAAGGGATGCCGTGCGGTCGAGTAGTTCCTCATGGCTCTCCTTGTGTTTGGATGCCTTAATGTCTGCCAATAACATCACGGTACGCAGAGCCTTTGCCGAGAGATTGGATAATGATTTCAGCGTATCGAGAGAAATCTTTGGAGTAAAGGTCATGGATAGGATTTTATCCTGCAACCATTCCACCTCATCCTTTTTCGATTGTGGTGCATTGTCCCAAGTGAGATACTTTGCCGCCTTATCCACTCCATCCTTGTCATTTGTGATAAGAAGTTTTGCCGCCTCTTTCTTTTCGGGCATATTCTTGATGATGTCAGCCGACATAAGGGCGATAGGGTCTGCAAAGTAATCGTTGGTGTCTGCCGTCTTGGATGCGATGTATTCCTCACGATGGATGAGGTGTTCCGCTCCGTGCCATTCCTTTTCTTGTTGGAAGAGGATGATAGGAATTTTACCGATAAAGTTTGTTTCTTCAACGACTTCCCATCCGATACTCTGTTTTGTGCATCGGTATATTACATCCTTGGTATATACATCGAAGTGATAGGTCAACTTCTCATCAATATCCTTGGTATAGTAACCCCATGCCACGGATATGAGGTTTTCGTATTGGTCGAAACGAGTATATATCTCATCTCCCTTACTCTTGGCAAGTACCTTGATTTGCACATCTGGTTTTCCGTCATCATCCTTGAAAACACGGAATAACATTGCGCTTTCTGTCTCTGACCCTGCAATGCGCTTGCATTGTCTGATTTTGGAGTTGAAACGAGTACGCTTTATCACATCTTGGAACTTCTCAAAGGCTTCATCCGTACCCTCTGATAACTGAGTCCATTTCACAGGTCTTCCATAAAGGAAAACGAGTGCAATCTCATTGATGTAGATAGGGTATGGAATAGGAAGTTTCCAAACCTCTTCTTTTCTTACGAAATTGCCCTTTTTGTCTGTGATAATCTTAGGCTCTCGCTTCATAATCTCGTGCGAGAAAGTATCATACTCCTTGATGGCTGCAAGGGCTCTTTCTTGGTTGTTAGTCATTTTCTCCTTGACCCTTGAAATGTCCTTTGCTGCCAGTAGTTGCTCAAACTCTTGGTTAGTTCCTGTGAGCTGATTGATGTAATTTCTGAATAAATCGAATAATACCATACTATTGCATTTTTAATTGTTACAAACCAAATGAAGCCTTGTTCAAGCTATCATAATCAATATCATCGTCATCTTCATAGAGGTCGTTAATGGCATATCCGAGAATATCCACGAACTCATCATGCGGTTGTGTAGGGAAGCCGCACACCTCATCCAAAAAATCCTCATTCCAAGACCCCTCAACGAGAAAGACCCTACCGCACTCAATACGAGGGGAAACCGCCCTCAATCGTACTTCCTTATCATCGGTTGGTGTCGGTGTCTCCTTGACATTGAGGGTAGTGATTGCTCTCAACATCTGGACTACACTTATACCATTTGCCTTTGGCTCGATATTGAGCTTACTCTCTGAATTGCCCTCATGTGCATCCATGTAGTTAGGCAAGAAGCGCAGGAGTTCGGGCATCTCCTTATACATTTGTTGGGCATCATACAGATAGATGTAGTTCCTTATCCTGCAAGCCGCCAAAATACCGCTTGGGTCGTTGTCTTGCCCCTTTTTCTTCTTGTTGTATGCCGTATCAAGATAGAAGTGCATCGGCTCGTTATATCGCAAGGCGGTAAACTCTGCCATTGATATTCTTCTGAACCAATCTCTTTTGACGATATTACCTCCCTCAACGGTTGGATGCTGCTGATAGAGGGCATTAAATTCCCTTGGGGCTCTCGCTTTCTGTTTCAAGAGTTTTTCGATGGAGTGGTGGGAAGACCATAGGGCATCGCCTACGTGTCTCTTGCTCAACCCCCCATCATGCTCTATCTCGCAAATGGCTGGAATTGCAAGTACCGTCCATTCATCGGGTTCGGCTTTCAGAATGCGCCCTGCCAAATCATCCTCATGCCATCGGGTCATAATAAACAACTGCCGAGAATGGTTGTGAAGTCGAGTCGTTAGAACGGTGTTATACCAATCCCACACCTTTTGACGGTATGTTACAGAGTTAGCTTCATTCGCATCCTTTACAGGGTCATCTATGATTGCAATGTCAACAGGAGTACCCGTAAGAGAACCGCCCACACCTACCGCCTTGTAAAAGCCACGGTGTCCCACGGTCTCAAACATATCCACGTTACGCAATACACCCTTAACGCTATCTCTCTGACTTGTACCATTGAGGTAAGTATCGGGGAATATGGCTTGATATTCCTTGCTGTCAATAGTCCTTTGTATGGAGCGAGAGAATTGTTCCGCAAGGTCTGACGAATAGGAACTACCCACGATTTTCATATCTGGGTTCTTGCCCAATACCCACGCAGGAAAGTTTCGAGAGATGATTTCCGATTTGCCGTGCTGAGGTGGCATGAATACCATCAAGTTCTTTATCTTGCCCTCATATAGCATTTGGCAATGGTCGGCAACCAACTTATGAAACCACTCCAATTCATACTTCGGGTTTGAGTAACCGAGAAAATGCGAAAAAGAGATTGGAGCTTCAAGCCTTAGCTTTTCCTGCCTCAATCTCATCAATTTCATTCTATTCTCGATTACTGATGATTTCATGTCTCTTCTTGTTTATCCAACTTTTCAAGACGCTCGATTTCTGCATTGATTTCATCGAGTGTCATATCCTTATCGTCTTTCTTTAGAACGTTATCAATGCGTTGTCTCTGCTGATAATGCTCTGGGTCGAGGTTTGTGAGTAGGAAAATGGCTGCACCGACATTTGGCTGAAAATAGACCTTTTTCTTCTTCATCTTGGTAATGTGCGGCAAATTGGGATTTGTTGCGTTCGGTTTGTATTCCGTTTCGGTTTCCTCTCGCTCATATCCCTTAGCCACCATTGCGAGTGAAGCGGCGAGGTCGTGGGTTAGATTGGTCTTGAAGACTTCTCGCCCACGTTTGATAGTTTCCTTGAAATCGTCCTTTTTAAGCCAATTCCGATAGGTCTTGTCGTTGATGCCCATTTCCTTGCAAAAGTCTTTTAACTTCGCACCTCCATACTCAATTAGTCCATGTTCCGAAATCCAATCCTCAATCTCAGCCAATTTCGATGTACTATACTTACTCATTCTGTAAATCTATTAGTTTATAGAACTCATTACGCTTATCTGGGTCATCCTTGAATAACCCTGTAAAATGGGAAACGGTCATCTTTCCGTTGTTCCTCACACCTCTCATGGTCTTGCAAAGGTGCTGACCTTTCATAACGATGGCAAAGCCGAGAGCCGTTCCACCGAGTGCATCATCCAACGTTTTAACAATGTCGATGGCGAGTCTTTCCTGCAATTGCAATCGGGCTGCACAATATCCGACAACTCTTGCAACCTTGGAGATGCCAAGAATACGACCATCGGGAGATGGGATATAGGCAAAGTAATACTTTCCGAAGAACGGCAAAACATGATGCTCGCACATGGAATAGTAATCGCCACTATCAAAGACCATATCCGTAGAATTGTCCTCATTCCCGAAAGTCGTTATCTTTGGTTTCTTGTTCGGGTCATATCCACGGAATATCTCATCCCACATTCTGATGATGCGGTCTGGAGTCTCTTTCAGCCCCTCACGGTCAGGATTTTCCCCGATGTATGATAATAGGGTCTTGATGGCTTTCTCCGCTTCTTCCCTTGATACTTCTCTTTTCATGTTATCTCACATTTAGTATTTTCTGAGTCTGTAACGAGAGATGCCATTTCGGATGAGAGAGGATGTAATCAATACATTGCTTGATAATCTCATTGTTCTTCTCATCGTTTCCTGTATCACATGGTTGCAGACTATAATAATAGGCTTTGATGTCGAGATATTTGCTAACATCTATCTTTCCATCAAATACCACTTTCACCTCATCAATCTTCTCTTGCTTGATTTCAGCGTTCTTGCAATAGTCAGTCTTTGGGCTGCACGTTACCCAATCGACACAATTATAAGGAAGTTTCATCGTGCCGTTGGTCTCTACTTGGATAGTGTAACCGTTCACCTTGAAGTAATGGCATATCTCCGCAGTCAGTTGCAAGGATGGCTCACCGCCTGTAAATACTATATGCTTTGCTGTAAAATTTGCGATTTGAGCCATTATTTCCTCTTTGGTTAGGACTTTGTAAGGCTCATGCTTGGTATCGCAAAACGGACACCTCAGATTGCATCCTGCAAGGCGAATGAATATAGAGGGCGTTCCTGTATATGCGCCCTCACCTTGCAAAGAGTAGAAAATTTCGTTTACTCTCATCGGCTTACTCCTTATCCTTGACGAAAACCGCAACATTACCCTCTGACTCCTGCACTCTCGCCTTGTAACACTCTGGGATTTGCTCAGTACACCACTTGGCAATATTCTCAGCGGTAGGATTGAATGGCAACAATTCATTAAAATTGCCGTGGTCGAGGTAGCCATGTATCTTCTCCTTTACGTGTTTGAAGTCGAAGACCATACCATCCTTATTGAGTTTCTTAGCCTTGCAATAGACCGTGATAATCCAATTATGACCGTGCAATTTCTTACACTTGCTATCATAGGAGAGTTCGAGTTTGTGGCAACCTGCAACCTCCATCGTTTTTGCTACGTAATACATACTATATAAATTTATAATCGTGAATGAATATTATTCCTCATACTCTGTTGGGTCTTCGATGCCAGCCTCACGCAAAGCCTCTTTTCTCTCTACACAAGTGCCACATTTGCCGCAATGTTTCTCACCACCCTTGTAGCAAGAGTATGTCTTGGAATAGTCAATACCAAGAGACTTGCCTATCTTTGCGATGTCCGTCTTTGTTCTTGTGGTGTATGGTGCATCTATGAGAATGCCCTTGTAAGTTCCCAATCTCATAGCTTCTGACATTGCATCAATGAAGCCCTTACGACAATCGGGATAAATGGCATGGTCTCCGAAATGGTTAGCAATGAATACCATTTCAAAACCACGACTCTCAGCGATACCACAGGCAATAGATAACATGATGCCGTTTCGGAATGGCACGACCGTAGATTTCATGGTATCATCCTCATAGTGACCATCTGGGATAGCAGATGCGCCCTCCAACAATGAAGACTTGAAATAATCGTGAATGAATGTGAGAGGGATGGTTATATGCTCAATACCAAGTTTCTCACAATGGTACTTCGCAAACTCTTCCTCTCGCTTGTTGTGATTGCTGCCATAGTCGAAAGTAACCGCCAAGGCAATCTCTTCTTGGAAGTCATAGAGCATGGTAACACTATCCATGCCCCCACTCAAAATAATCATTGACTTTTTCATGTTTCTTGCTTTTATATGTGAAAATACGAATAATCCGACTTTTAGAGTTTCATGTCAGCGTACATGCTGAACTTAACCCACTCATTGAAGTTGTTAACCGTTCCCTCTCTTGGTTTTAGTCTGCATCCCTCTTTCGTTATCTGTTCCATCTTTTCGGTTGATGGATTGAACTTGTAGAGATAGCCCCCTCTGTTACCACAAAGCCAGGCGGTACTATCCACCGAGTCGAAATGATACTTTTTCAAGTTTGCGATGTTGGTATATCCCAAACCGTGAATTTTCGCCCCATGCTCATGTGCGGTGTTGATGAACCAAGGGAAAGCGGACTCATACTTTTTTCGGGGTATCTCCTTTGTCACAATTCCACCAAGAGCCACGTATGGATATTCCTCACACATCTTGATGAAATATTCCTTTCCTCTGTTCTTGTGCCATACAGGTATAGGCTTCTTGTTGGTCATGGCTTCGAGTTTTGCCCTCAGTCTTTCAACTTCTTCAAGTCCTACAACGCTATCAATATCCAACTCAAAGAATAATCTCACATCGTACTTGTTGATGAATTTGGCATAACTCTCCACATACTCATCCCAATCAATCGCCCCCTTGTGAGAACCTGCCATGAATGTATATGCGCCACTATCCAAGAGGAACGAGCCGAAATGACCTACCAAATCCATGAAATTCTCATGCTTTCGTAGGTAATAGAAACTTTCGAGTATATTGAGATTACGCATATCGCCCTCAAAGAAAGTTTCCGACTTCCCATCTCCCTCAATGAAAGACCTCATTACTTCCACGACCTCACCCCTTGACTTCGGGGATGCTTCATATACTTTCATAAGGCTACAATGTTATTTAATGGTGATACCCGAATAATCAGAGAGTGCCGACTCAATGATATGTTTTATCTCTTCCTTGTCGTTTTCAAGGTCTGAGGGGAGCTTGACAATGATTTTCGCCTTGTTGTCCTTGGTTTCGTCATCATCGAGGTTGTCAAAGAACTCATCGACATTTATCTCACTCTCCATAATTGGTAGGTCTGTACCCCAATCCGTTAGTTGGGCTTCATCCCACTCATTAGCGAGTGCCGCCCATTCGTAACGACCGAATGAGTTATTATCGAGGATGGTGTATGCCTTTAGTTCTTCGATTGTTGTGTCTGGTGAAATGATTGCGCAAGGAGCGGACTTGAAACCAAGTGACTTCATAGCCCTAAAACGCATATTTCCCCCAATTATAATATACTTATCGGTATTCTCTATATTATTATAATATTTATATACTTTAAGCATATTATATTGGAGGAACTGAGGATATTTCTTGATATTCTCTTTGAGTAGGTCGAATTTCCTATCCTCAATCTCACGAGGATTAGACGGCAATCCCTCTAACTGACCCTCATTGAGTTCCAGTGTATCAAGTGGCAATACCGTAAAATTTACGATATTGGGTTCTATTTGCGCAATTTCTTTTTTCATCCTAATACGTACTAAAATTATAATTTCAGTCGCAAAGATAATAAAAGAAGTGCGTAATAGGCACGTTTTTAATGATAATTAGCCATTTTCATGCAAATATTGCTCAATTTCAGCCCTAAAATCATCAAAAGAGCGACAAATCACGTATTTATATCCTGCCCATTCGGCTTTTCTCTGCCATATCTTTTGTGATGGCTGCTGCTTACCTGTTGGGGTCTTCATTTCGATACATAGACCGTGATAAGATTTCGATGGGAATAGGAGCAACAAATCCGCCACTCCCTTTTGTGTTCCCTCTGCTTTCATAATCGCCCCCTCAACTCGCTTTCTTGCTCCACCATTCGGAACGGCAAAGAGCAATATCGCAAGTTTGGGATAGGCGAGACGAAACCACTGAACACACCCGATTTGTATCTGACTTTCGAGATGTCTCATAGTCTCTATCTGTTAGAATGGCAAATCGTCATCATTCTTTTGTTGTGATGATGGTTGCGGTTGTGGTGGATATGGAGCGTTATTGTTATAGTTTTGGCTCTGTTGCTGGTCATTCGGCTTTCGGTCGAGCATCTGCAACGTGTCCGCATCTATCTCCGTGATGTACTTCTTGACTCCGTTCTTGTCATCATAGGCTCTTGTCCTTATCTTTCCTTGAACGAACACGGAACTACCACGATGGAGATATTTCTCCGCTATCTCTGCGAGACTTCCCCAAATGACAACGTTATGCCATTCGGTTTTGTCCTGTATGACTGCGCCATCTCTCTTTTGATACCCCTTTTCGGTCGTGGCTACTGAAAAGCTCGCCATCTTCCTACCGCTTTGGGTAGTGTTGATTTTCGGGTTATCTCCCAAAAAACCGATAATTGTCGCTTGGTTTAATGATGCCATATTGTGTACTACGTATTTTGTAAAATATTCGTTTATATAATATATATACTATATCATTCTATCGTGTAGAATATAGATAGAGTTAGAAGAGATAACGAATTTCGCACAGAAACCGCCATCTCTCGCATTCTCTGCCTTTCGGCTTATAGTTTATCGCCCAAACTCATTTTGATGCGTTGTTGAAGAGATTTCCTTGTATGGGTTCTTGTTGTGATTGGTTGATACCGATGATTTTGTTCACCCTCTCAATCTCATTGTCAATCTCCCTTTCAAGTGACTTGCTTGCTTCGAGTGCCGCCTTGCTTCTGGTCTTGAAATACTCCTTTTGCTTCTTACGCATCAAAGAGACCTTATCGAAGAACGCTCTATGCTCCATGTTGCTGCATCTCTTGTTTGTCGTTGTTCTCGATACGCTCGATACTTTCAGCGAGAACCTTTCTGAGGTCGTTTTCCTCTTCCTTGGACATACCTCTTCTTGCAAAGGCTATTCCAGATAAAAAGACATTTGATACCGCCATCATCGTGGTAATCGGCTCATTTGGGTCGATTATAGGCTCAAAGGAATGGGCGATTTCAAGAGATACCGCTCTTTCGATTATCGTTGGCTTGAACTCTGACAAGTCAACCGTGATATTCTTAGGCTTCTTTGTTTTCATCCTTATCATCCTCCTTGGTCTTAGGTTCGTACTTGAAAACATCCATTATCTTTGTCTCGTTGATACCGATGACCTCATAATCTATCATGGTCTTTCCTATGAAATCATCAATATATCGCAATGCTCTCGCAAGGGATTTCGACTGAACGAGATAGGTAGTGTTTGAACGTTTCTCCTTTTCCGTCTTCTCATCAATGGTGATGAATTGGAGTTTTGCCTTATACCACTTGTCATCATCATCCACATCGCTGAATATGACCTCAGATGCGTTGCTTTTCTTGACTGCATCCACTCTGAACTCTCCAGAGATGTAAACGGACATTTCTTCTGTGATACGCTTCTCAGCCTCAGTGAAGCTCATGGCATCCACCAAGTAAGGCTCATTCACCATTTTCTCACTTCCATCCTCCATCATCTTCTGATAACGGACTTTGCACTCAATGTAATGTTGCATAATAAATATTATTTAATCGTTAGTTATATTAAACTCTATCTCATTTACTCTACGTAATATGATATTCTTTGCGAGTTCAACGTTCTTATCCTTGTAGTCGAATTGTCCGACCTCTCCTGCATAGGCATCGAGGATGGAACGCAAGGCATCAAGTTTCGGGTCATGGATGCTTTGCCGTTTCTCCCCAAGTCTCTCGGCGATAACCTCATCCATGTGGGAATTGTTCTGATACAACAAATCAATCATCAACATTCCACAGATGGCATCTGTTCTCATGTCGGAATATGGATAATCGGGCATTTTTCTCTTGAACTCAGCATTTACAGAGAACCACATGATAGTAAAGTCCTTTTGGTATTCTTCCATGAACCGCCCCATCTCTGACTCCACTTGCTTCTGGTGCTTCATGTCGAGGTCTTTGTTTACTTGCTCGAAGTAGTTACGCTTTACCTCATCATAAGCCCTGCCAAGTTTTTTGAGGATTTCGATACGTTGGTCTGCCGCATATCGTCTGCACTTGTCGGCATAGTGAAAGGCGATGTCCGCAAAGATGAGAGGGATGAAAGCCATCTGAATATGCTCCCTTTGTGTAAAGGATTTCATCATTCTCTCAGTGTCTTTCTTCACTAACTCACGAAACTCTCTCTCAAATTTCATCTCATCCGTCAGTATCTGCCAATCGAAGCGAAGAGCATTCACTCTGAGAGTGTGTTTCTTCTTTGTTGGATGGGCTACCTCTATAACGGTAGTACCATCCTTTAGACTTGACACACCCTTGCAGGTGTAAGACTTTCCGACCTCAATCAATGGAGATTGCTTCTCGCTACATTTGCGAACCGTTATCTCTATCACTTCCCCCTGCTTGGGTATCGGGTGATTTCTTTTCTTCCTGCTCATTGTTCGTTGCGTTGATGTATGTATTCTTGATTGTTATCTTATTGTCTTGCAAGAAATTTATCATTTCTTGCAAATCCTTGTTCTTGATGTCTGCCTTGTAAAGCAAATACCACAATAGAGAGAATATAGCGTAATGAAATATCTCTCGTTCCTCATGCAGCCATACCGATGTTATGGCTGCAAACATGCTATAACCGATAAGGAACACGTAAAACCAATTTATCTTTTTCATTTACCATTTATTTTGTTTATCAAACTCATTATATCAGAGTCAAACTTTTGTTTGTCAAAGTCTGCACCCTTGGATTTGTCAGCTACATCCTGCAAAGCAAGAAGACCGCTGACCAACAATCCCTTTTCTTCATTATTGAAATCCATATCACTTGAATTTTATGATGAAATAATCCTTTTCGAGAAATTCATCTGGGCAAAGTCCTTTCTTAGGCTTCCCAATGGTGATACTCTCGATTTCTTTTTCAATATTAGGGATATTTCCCTTTGGATAGCCGTTTACTATAATAGCATGAGTGAAAGGCTTTACGTCAAGTTCCTTACCCTCTGCTATTTTTAGATAGAAAGCAGATGGATTTTCTATAAGTCTTGCTATCCAGTGTGGTTTTATCGACCGATACTCTTCATCTTTCGTGCCGTTGGCTATCATTGAATACCAAGGCTCTGCAATGTGAAGTGTCAATACTTTCTTTTGCAGTTCTTTATAGTATCTGTCACTTTCTTGCATTAGTTTGTCACTCTTATCGTAATCCTCTGATAAAAGAGCTTCAGCAGCCTTTCGTAATGCAACAATACCATGCAATGCAAGTTTCAACTCCCTCTGACTCATCTTCTCAAAATTCAACTTCATAAGCTACTTATTTTCTAACCATTCCATAACATGACGGTAGGCATCTTCTTTATAACGTCTTAGTGTGTAGTCAAAATTACCATCCTTAAAGTAATCCGACAAATCACCTCTCCAATATCCATAGAGATTAGCTCGTATCTCACTTGCAGTTTCTTCAATACAACGCTTGATTAGTTTCTGCTGCTCGATGTTTTTATTATAGTGTAGGAGAGAGTAAGATACTCGTTTGAGCCAATTAAACCACTTAGATGAAATTTTCTTTACGTCTATTTTTTCGGGAAGTTCCTCTCTTTTAGTGTGTTCGTCAATGAGTTTATTATACTCATCCACGCTAATTGTTATTTGTTTATCCATTATTTCACAATTATTACATTTTTATATAGCCCCAACATCCCATGATAATGGGGCTATAATATTTACTTATGATAACTCTGATACTCATCATCGGTTAGGGTCGATTACGATGTTGTACTTTTCGAGGAACGGTATCAAACCTCTCAGCATCTTATCGCCCACAAGTGGAAGTTGGCGCAAACCTGACTCTGGTACAACTTTCTTAACAGGAGTTTTTGCTGCTTCCAACAAATCAGATAGTTGTTTCTCGAAGTCATCGCACTTCTCCATCTGTTCGTATAGGTCTTTGTTTAGTTTCTCGTTGGTCTCTCTGAGTTCTGAAACCTCATCATTTCGTGATGCGACCATATCCTGCAACCCCTTGATTTCAGCATCCTTGCTTTCAATGGTCTTACTCAAAGCTTCAAGTTCTTTCTCCACTTTGGTAGTATTGCATCGCATAACAATAAACTCATTGATGATGTCGAAATGACCGATTGCATCCGTCAAAGTCTTCTTGATGGTCTCAGATGCTTCAAAGGCTTTCTCTGACAAGTCACTCACATCATCGGATGCCTTTTCGGTATTGGTATCTTTGTCAGAAACTTCTGCCGTTTCATTCTCATCTTCCTTTGATGGTTCGAGTTCCTTGACATATTCCGCTGCCGCATGAATATCCTCAAAGCCCTTGTAATGGTTCGCTCCCTTTGTTTTGAGGGCGGTCTTGCCATCGTAAGCATCCCACATCTTGTTTTCGATGAGGTATTGTATGGCTTTCTTAGTGATGGCAGCACCGTACTTCTCGATGAATGGAAGTAAGGCGGTACACCATCCACTATCTACCACAATGCCGACCCATTCCAAATTAGCCCTATCCAGCATGGAAACCTCTCTCTCGTTGGAATAGCATGATTGAATACGTGATACCACGTAGATAGGTTCTGCCAACTCCAAGAAACGATTGTAATTGAACTCAATCGCCCCTCTAACGATACTCTCAGCATTCTTGATGCCATACTTTTTGAGCATTCTCTTTAGTTGTGAAATCTGTTGATTGTTCATAATTATTATGTTTTGTTGTTGAAATCCTTTAACGCAAGATGATAAACATCATAGAACTTACGAGTTACATAGACCGTGGCAAAGCCTACATCCAACGTAGGATAAGGCTTGCCATCGGTTATTTTCAGTTCTTCGGCTGGTCGAGAGAAACAATCTCCCAATGCTTCAAGCAGTAGTTTTAACCGTTCCTCCCCGAAAGCCGACTTTATCTTTTCTTGCTTCCTTAGTGCGAACCTTGCCATTACACCGCAAATAGTGATGGAGTGTTCACCTCAAGCTCGATATTCTTGCAGTTCTTGATGGCTTCATTGAAATAACTCTCTTTCAACTCGAACCCGATGCCGAAACGTCTCATCTTGATTGCTTGGTACACCTCCGAACCGATACCGAGGAATGGGGTCAGTACCTTATCGCCCTCATTGCTCCACAGAGTGATTGCTCGCTCGATGGTTTCAAGTTGGAGAGGGCAAATGTGCTTCTCATCGTTTGCATCTCTGCCCTTGACACCGTTCAATGTCTTTGAGTAGTCTATATCCATCCAAACAGGCGATGCGTACTTCTGCCAAGTATCGACCGATATATCACAATGCACAGGATGCTCATGCTCGCCCTCCTTACGAAATACCATCAAGTAATCTGGGATGCCCACACGGCTCATGGCTGCATCTTTCTTCACCTGCTTATGAAGCAATCCGAGTGCCTTTGTACGCTGCATCTCTGTTACAGGGTTCTTCCAAATGGTCACTCTTGAATGGTAAACAAAGCCTACCTCTTGGAACGCTTCAAGTATCATCCCCGAAAAATCACGAAGACCGATATATCCCTCCTTGCCCTTTTGGATAGGCAAGTCCATACAATGTACTGCCACGTTTCGACCGCTCCACATTACACGGTACAACTCCTTGACAAGGAACTTGAAAGCGGTGAAAAACTCCTTATAATCCTTGGAATTGCCCATATCCTCCAACTTGTCAGAGTAGGTGTAAAGTTCTGCGAATGGTGGTGAGAATATAGAGAAACCGATGCTCTCATCTGGTACGTTCTGAATGAGCTGCACACAATCGCCAAGACGAATGTCGCAATTCTTGGACTGATATAACTTATCTACTTCCATTTTCTTTAGTTTTATCTGATTATTGATGTTTCTGTTCATTGCTTCCGTCATTGACTTCTGCATATTGAGGAATGACTTTTGCTTTTCCTCAAAGGATGATTTCACGTTCTGCATGGTGTCGAGAGTGATGAGGTGGATGTTTACCTCTCTCTGCTGACCGAAACGATATGAGCGGCGGATGCCTTGATATGTCGCCTCAAATGAGAAATCGAGGGATGCAAACATCTGGTTACGGCAATTCTGATAGTTCAAGCCGAATGATGCAATCTTTAGTTTCGTAACGAGAACACGAAACTCTCCCTTTGCAAATCCAAGCAACTTGTCTTTCTTGTATTGCTTATTGTCGCTTCCCTTTACCTCCACGGCATCGGGGATGAGGTCTCGTAACACCTTGCCCTCTTCATCCTGCCCAATCCATATAAGCCAATTCTCCTTTGAGTTATTCACTATTTCGGCAACTCTTGAAAGTCTTTGCTTGATGGTTCTGCGCAGTTCCTTGTGGTAGTCAGTGGCAGAAACCGCCATCTCGTTGAACAATGCGCCATTGTCCTTTTTCTCTGTCACGATATAATCCTCAATCACATTCATCGGTGGTAGGTTGTAACCGTCATCATCAAATCCGATGTCGGACGGCTTACTGAGCATGACCGCCCAAGTAGAAACGAAATCCCAAAAATCCTGCTGAGCATGACCTTTCAATCTCCAATCGGATGTAGAACCACCATCATGCACAAAGTACATCGCAAGCATTTCGTTTCTGGTCATTACGTTCAAAAACTCCGCATGGTTGCAAAGCTCCGTTGTGTCATTTGGCGATGGGGTGGCGGTACAACACAACTTGTAAGGAGTATCTTTGAAATCCTCTATGAGGGCGGTTCTGGTCTTTCCTGCAAAGTTCTTTAGTATTGAACTCTCATCGAGAACGACCCCCCCGAAGAGGTAAGCATCAATATTCTCCATGTTGTCGTAGTTTGTGATGTAGATGCCTGCTTTCAAGTCTTGGTCGAATACGGTAAGACCGATTTCCTTGACCTCATACCCGAAATGCTCACCCTCCTTGATGGTCTGACCGATGACTCCCAAAGGAGCGAGTATCAAAACAGGGCGATTGATGTGCTTCTGCACTTGGTAAGCCCATTCCAACTGCTGAAAGGTCTTTCCCAATCCGCAATCCTCAAACATTGCAAATCGACCTGTCTTTAATGCTCTCTTCACGCAATATCTCTGAAACGTGAACAACTTAGGGTTGAGGTCTTCATCTGCAATCTCAAAACCGCTATCATGTACCGCTGTCTGCTTCTCAGCGAGGAACTTGTAATATTCGTCTAACTTATCCATTTGTATTTATTTCTGTTCTAACATTTTGCAATATGATGTGTCTTCGACTTGATACATCAGTTTCGTAATTCTCGAAATTCTCTCCAAATCCTCCTTTGTCAGAGGTTTGTCCTCATCGTCATTAGAGCTGCTGCCGCTATCATCCGATGTAATACGGTGCTTAATGATGTAGGCTGAGGTGAAATCATCTATCATCCTGTTTATCTCCTTGTTGAGTTGGGCTTTGTGCCAATCGTATAAGTTTGACAACTCCGCAAACTCATAGGCGGTCAGTTGATAATATATGCTGCCAGTGCCCTTGCTATAATTGACCTCACTCTTATTGAGTACCTTGAAATAGCATTGATGGAGTAGTTTCTGCTCGTATTTCTTACGACAAGCGAACTTATACCATTTCTTTTCCTCAGTATTCTCAATGACATCTTCGAGAGTTATTCCGTATTGTCTGAGTAACTTATCAAGAAGTCTCTGGGCGTTGATGGCTTCACCTCTCTCGCCACGTTCTGCAAGTGCTTTGAGTTTCAAAATCTTACTCTTGATACTCTCAAATTCTTTATCCGTTGTTTCCATCTTAGAATGCGATATTATAGGGTTTGTTTCTTAATGTCGGTCTCTTGCTCAAAATGAACTTTGTCAGTTCCTCAAAATCAATGGGGAACAATGGGCAATACTTGTATCTCAACGTACACACAAATCGACCTTTGAGCATGATGTCAAAGACAAATACTTTCATCCTTGACCTCCTTTCTTTCCTGCATCAATTCGGATATAGATGGAGAATACCAACCATATAAAACCGATTGTTATACGATTTCCATGTCTATCTGCTCCCAAAGCAGGAAGAAGAAAGAATTGCCATTCATGCTTTTTCAGAAAGCAGCCTCCAAAGATTTTCATTTTTCGCCTCCTTCCTTGCAAACCTCTATGAAGTTTCTCGCTGCCTTGATAGCTTTTGCAGCATAACTACGTTGAATGACATCTATATCCATACTCGCATTTGGGAGTCTGCTATTATTCATTTGCGAGATGAAAAGTTCCTTGGCAGTGTCAAACTCTCTTTGTTCCCAATCCACGGATGATGTTGCCATCTTGCCGTTCTTACGTTGCTCTCTCACTTGCTCCGCCACACATGACTTGCATCTGTTACGGTAACTCTTGGAGAACTCCGAGATAGGCAGTTCTTGACCGCAAATCTCGCATTTCTTAGTTTTTTCTTGATTTCTTGTTTCCATTGTTGCGTTGAATTATTTGAAATTTGCCGCTTTCCGTGCGATTTCTCGCATTTTCTCCCAAAAGATGAAGAGTTATTCATTTGAAAGAAAATAATGCGTAAAAAACACTTATTTACGGTATGTGTCGTTTTTGAATATGATGCACTCCAGCATTTCATTAAATCGGTCTGCGACCCTTGCCCCATACTTGGCTCTGATTTCCTTTTTGTTGAGGTTTGTGGTGATGACCGTGAACAACTGAGCATCATATCGGTATTCTATGAGGTCGATAACAGGATTTAGGATATTTCCGTAATCCAATACCTCAGTAGGCTCTCGCCCCATATCTTCGATAGCAAGCATATCTCTGTTTTTGAGAGTCCGAAACTCCTTGATGTCCTTTGCCATCGCTGCGACATCCTTTGCATCTATGATTTGTATTCCTACCTTGCTCGCATCCTCAAAGAGGTTTTTGCGGTTTAGATAATTGATAGACTGCTGAAAGGCATAGAGCATCGTGGTTTTGCCATTTCCACAGAGACCAAGGAACATCATGCCGAATTTCTGATTATCGTTAGTGAGGTACTTTGCAATCTTCTTGATGTTTTCCTTTGTCGGCTCATCATCCTCAAAGACCCTGTGCCTAAATTCGACCTCTGCTTGATATGCTGCCATCAAAACATCCTCTGCTTGTTCCTCAGTGAGGGGAAACTTAAAACGTTCCCTCGTAATCCTCTGGTGAAGTAGATTTTGTTTCAATACGCTTACGTTGAACTTTGTCGCTTTGTTGATAAATTCCATCGTCTTGTTTATTGTTTGAATGATTATCGTAATTTCCGTCCAACACCTTTTGAAAGTTGGTAGGAAGAAATACCCAGTCGAAGTTTGCTATCCATCCACGGTCATTATTGCCGTTTAGGAAATCACTCTGAGCCATCTTTCTGACCATTTCGGCAATAGCTTCCTTTCCGTGTTCCCTGCATCGGGCGAGTATATGATTTTTTCGTTTACCCTGTATTGAGCGAATTTTCGGGATAGTAGATTTTTGCTTCTCGATTTCCGAGTTCCAAAAAACAACAAACTTAGACAAATCCATCTCGCTCTTTGGAGAGTCCGACTTTTTGTCGGACAAATCTTCTGAACGTAGTGAAGAAGATATATTATTATTATATTCTTTACTTTCTTTATTTGTTGCTACTATGCTATACGCTATGCCGTCCGTTATGCTATACACTTTTTTTTCTTCTGTATGCCTTAATGTGTCTGATTTACAATTACTTGACCCCGATTTTTGCCTATACATTGTAGTACCCCCACTTTTTTCATTTATGCTATACATGGTGCTATCTACTTGCCTATACACTTCATCAGAGTCTGGTGCTTGATAACTCTCATAATTACAGATAGTTATGATAGCCGTTTGCCTATACAATACCTTTCTTGTAATCATTCCCTCTGTTTCGAGTGTTTTGAGAAACTTCAAAATGGTTTGATGGTTCTTTCCCCATCGGTCTTTTAGATACCCGATTGATGCTACCATCTGCCCCCTTTGCAAGGTGATGAGGTGGGCATCATGGGTAGTCTTTCTTTCCTCCCATGATGCCATGAAGAGCAAATCGAGCCACCATTTCAGCCGCTCAGCATCCTGCCAAAGCCAATGCTCTATGATTTTACGATTTATCTTTATCCACCCTGCCATAATGAAGCTTACTTAAACAAATAATTTATCCAAATTTCGATGAACTGCTTACCGCAGTAGATTGCCAACTCACGAGACTTGAAGGCAAGCCGAGAGCCGATACTCGCA